AAAAGCTAGTGATGCTAAGAGTTTGGCGGCGAAAGAAGATACAAACTTTTAATTTTCTCTTGAGGGAAAATAGGGGCGGCTGATGCGAGAGTTGACTCCGCCCCGCTTAAGGGAACATTATGGTTGAAGAATTTGTAAAACTATTTACAGGACTAACTGAAAATTTCGGCAAAGCCGATATGTCCAAAGTTGAGTTTGATAAAGAAAAAAATAAGATCAAACCTTATTACGTTTGGGCGCAAGAACCAGTCACTCCTACGCACTATCAACAACATTTAGACGGGAAAATTTCTATAGGTATTCAACCTTGCACTCGTGAAGGTAAAGTTTCTTTTGGGTGCATCGATGTAGATCCTAATAATTATAAAGATTTTAAGGTTTCAGCTCTTTTATTTCTTATAGAGCAACATAAACTTCCAGTGATTCCATGTCGTTCTAAAAGTGGAGGACTTCATATTTATCTTTACATGAAAGAAGAAATCACCGCGCAAACAATGCGAGACGCTCTATTAACTCTTCTTTTGCCTCTAGACTTAAAACGAACTACCGAACTTTATCCTAAACAAGTAGAATTGGTCCCTGACGAAAAAGGAAACCTTGCAGGAAATTTTATTAATCTTCCTTATCAAAATAAAAAAGAAACAACTCGTTACGCCGTTAATAATAATAACGAGCCTTTATCTTTAGAAGAATTTATTAAAGCAGCACAAAATTCTCGACTTACAGCAGCTGAACTAACTAGTCTGGTAACAAGATGCAACGAAGCTATTCTAAAAGGAGGAGATCCTGAATTTGCAGATGGTCCATGCTGTTTACAAAGACTCTCTAAAAGCAAATTAACAGATGGACGAGATAGATTCATGTATAACTACATGGTCTTTGCAAAGAAAAAATATAAAGACAAATGGCAAGACAAAGTGTCAGCAGCTAATTATAGTTATTTAACTGAACCATGGGAAAAAACATATCTAGATAAAAAAATAAAAGCATGGGACAAAGACACGGCCGGTCACACATGTAATGATGAAATCATTGGTCCTCAGTGTATGAAACATATTTGTGTAAAGCGAGCCTTCGGAGTAGCCTCTGATACTACTTCAACCTTTCCTCTTATTTCAGGACTTCAAATTCTTTATTACACTATACCTGTGTTACGATTCATGGTTGAGAAACCTGATGGTACACCTGTACAATGTGAAGCCACTGATCCAACAACTTTTACAACTCAAAGAAAACTTTTAAATATAATTTGGTTACAAGCACATTTTTATCCTAAACCACTGAAACAGGATGACTATATAAATTTTTTAAATGAAGTAATAAAAAATCCAACAGAAATTAGACCTGCTGCAGGAACGGAGGATAAAGATCAATTATATCCTCATCTATATGAATTTTGCATCAACGGGATTAAGGCAAAAAAGAAATCAGAAATCCGAGGAGGTCTTTGTTGGACTGAAAACGGTTATCATTACTTTCTTTTTTCTTCTTTTTTTGAAACCCTTCCTACACGATGGAAGGCATCTTCAAAGGATACAGGAATTATATTAAAGAAATATTACGAAGCTGATTTTGGTCATCCTTATAACATTGGAACTGGAACTATACGATGTGTAAAACTTAAACAACTTCACATTGATCAAATTGAGTATCAATCAACAGACAAGAAAAAGGATAATTATTGATGAACTATAAAGTTGTAGGTCCACCAGGTACAGGAAAAACAGATACTCTTTTAAATACTGTAAAAGAATATGTAGACAAGGGAACACCTTTAAATCAAATAGGATATTTTGCTTTTACCCGTAAAGCAGCGAACGAAGCCAGAGATAGGTATCTTAAATCTAGACCTGATCTTGAAAAAAAAGACATTGAATATTTTCGAACTCTTCATTCATTAGCCTTTCGCCGTTTAAATCTAAAGGAGGAAAATATATTACAAGAAGAACATTATCGAGTCATCGGAGAACAAGCAGGTGTACGAATTCAGTATGCACCTTATGAAAAAAATGCTTTCAATGGAGTCTTCACCGATAAAAGTGAATACTTAACTATTATTAATTTAGCTAAACTTAGAAATATCACTGCTATAGAACAACTAGATCGCAATGAACATTTAGGAAGAATTGAAAGAGATAAACTTTTTATATTGGATAAAAAAATAGAAGAATACAAACGCGACTATAACCTAATTGATTTTAATGACATGATTCTTCAATTTATAGAAAAAAAAGATAAGGAGTATAAGAAAGGTCAAGCAGTATGTCCCCTCTTTAAAGTTGTATTTATTGATGAAGCTCAAGATCTTTCTCCTCTTCAATGGGAAATGGTTAAAGTCTTACAAGAACATTCCAGTAATGTGTATGTAGCTGGGGATGACGATCAGGCAATCTTTGGATGGGCAGGAGCTGATGTAAAATCTTTTATAAATTTTGAGGCTGTTGAAATTCCATTACAACAATCCCATCGAGTTCCAGAGTTGGTTTATGATAAAGCCATACAACGATTAGAAAATATTGCAGAAGCAAGAATTGATAAACAATATTTTCCCACTCCTGAGAAAGGAAATGTTAAAACGTTTTTTTCTATTGACGCCATCGACCTCTCCAAAGGAGACTGGTATATTTTAGCTAGAACTAATGATCTTTTAAGACCTATTATTACCCAGCTTCATAGACGAGGAATCTATTTCGAAACCAGTCATGGCCCTAGTCTTAGTAAAAACCTATACCAAGATATTTTAAACTGGGAAAAATGGAAAAAGGGAGAACAATTAAATACCATTGAAGCTCAACGAGTCTTTGAAAGATTAGGATTAAAATTAAAAGAAGGCGCAGATAAAATGTTTACTCTGGATTCTTTGATTGCTTCACATCCCACTATCAAAAAAGTCCCGTGGTATGACGCCTTCACCGAAGTAACCCCTAAAACCAAGACCTATATTAGAGCCATGAGAAAAAATGAAGAAAATTTAAAAGAGAAACCTCGAATCAGAGTTACAACTCTCCATGGATCCAAAGGAGGAGAGGCCTCTAACGTAATTATCTTGCAAAGTCAAACAAATAATACTATTAAAGCTGCAAGAAAATCCATAACAAAACGGGATGAAGAACAAAGGGTCTGGTACGTTGGGATCACCAGGACCAAACACAATTTGTTTTTAATAAGATCCAAGGATAGGAGTAAAGAATTTAAAATATGAACAACATTACAACCCTTACAGTCATTTGTCTTTATACATTTGTATTTGGTTTAATGCTATTGTCGATTTATGAGTGAATACGATAAACAAATTGGTGGAACACATTACAAGAAAATGAAAATTCAACCAAGTAGATTTGTAAATGAAAATAAATTGTTATTTGCTGAAGGAAATGTTATTAAATATATTTGCCGACATCCATATAAAGACGGAAAGCAAGATTTGGAAAAAGCAAAACATTTTATAGATATGATTATTGAAAGAGATTATTCAATGGTACCTATGACCGAAGAAGAAGAATATCGCAATGCAGGAATTACAAAAGAAGAAGCAGAAAGAGATTATTAATAATGCAAGAACCATGGTGGCCATCTGATCTTTTTCTTATCACCATTCTCTGCGTTCTTTTGTATTTGGTAATGAAAGCAATTTATAATATATGATAATAGAAAAAGATTATTCTGAAGGACGTTTACGACAAATAAATTTATTTGACGAAAAGGATGAAGTTTTTCTACAAGAGTTTAAAGACGGCACAGTACAATGCACTTATTGTAAGAAAGAATTACCTATTAAAGCCTTTGGAACGACACTGGCTGGAAAAATAAGAAGATCTATGTGTAGAGAATGTGATTCTAAACATACTAAGATAATAGAAAAACTTTACCGAGAAAATTTGCCCAAACCAGATAACTGTCAATGTTGCGGAATAAAACCCAAAATTATTCCCAATAAAAAAAAATATAGTAACCTAGGTATATTACAATTAGATCACACCCATGATGAGGATCCAAAGTTTAGAGGTTGGGTTTGTAGTAATTGTAATCAGGGACTTGGTAAATTTGGTGATAACTTAAAAGGAATAATAAAAGCGGCTCTTTATTTATCAAAAAACAATACAGATTTAATATTAAAAACAATAAAGAATATATGAATAATTTAATTTTCAAACCTGAAACAGAATGGGTTAAACCAACAGAGTTTCCTGACCTTACCGATCGTCAGGAAGTAGCAATCGATTTAGAAACTCAGGATCCTGATTTAAAATCTAAGGGATCAGGTTCCGTAATTAAAAATGGAAAAGTTGTAGGTATCTCTGTAGCAACCGAAGGCTTTGTAGGATACTTTCCTTTCGCCCATGAAGGAGGAGACAACCTCGAAAAAAGTAAGGTAATTCAATGGTTTACGGGTCTTTGTAAATCTAGCGTTCTCAAAATTTTTCACAACGCTATGTACGATGTCTGTTGGATCCGGTCTATGGGAATAGAAATTAAAGGAGATGTAGTTGATACCATGATCGCCGCATCTTTAATAAATGAAAATAGATTTCGCTATGATTTAAATAGTTTAGGAAAAGAATATGTAGGCTGGGGAAAAGCAGAAACTGCTTTGCGAAACGCGGCTGAAGACTGGGGAATAGATCCTAAATCAGAACTATGGAAACTTCCTGCAATGTATGTTGGAACCTACGCTGAAAGAGATGCAGAGCTCACTTATAATTTATGGAAAGCCTTGAAAAAAGAATTAAGCAGCCAGGATCTAGAAGCTATCTTTGAATTAGAGTCTAATCTTTTTCCTTGTCTGGTGGACATGAAATTTCTGGGAGTAAGGGTGGACGTTCAAAAAGCTCACACACTGAAGCAACAATTAGCATCAGAAGAAAAGCAACTCCTACAAGAGATAAAAAAAGAAACAAAAATAGATACCCAAATATGGGCTGCCCGATCAATTGCCACAGTTTTTGACAAACTAAAAATACCTTATGAAAGAACTTTAAAAACAAATGCTCCCTCCTTCACTAAAAATTTTCTCTCTTCTCATCCACATCCCATAGTTAACAAGATAGCAAAAGCTCGAGAAATAAACAAGGCACATACAACTTTTATTGATACCATCATTCGCTTTGAGCATAACGGACGTATCCATGCAGACATAAATCAAATTAGATCGGATACGGGTGGTACGGTTACCGGTAGATTTAGTTATGCCAATCCAAATTTACAACAAATTCCTGCTCGCAATAAGGACTTAGGTCCACTGATTCGTTCCCTTTTTATACCAGAATCAGGATGCGAGTGGGGATGCTTTGACTACAATCAACAAGAACCTAGATTAGTAGTTCACTATGCATCCCTTCAACAACTTCCTTCTGCCATGAATGTAGTAGATACTTATAAAGATGGAGAAGCAGATTTTCATAAAATTGTAGCTGATATGGCAAACATTCCTCGACTACAAGCTAAAACAATTAATCTTGGATTATTTTATGGAATGGGAAAAGCTAAACTTCAAGCTGAGTTAGGAGTAAGCAAACAAAAAGCAGAAGATCTTTTTCAACTTTATCATGGGAAAGTTCCATTTGTAAAACAGTTAATGAATGCAGTATCTAACCGAGCTCAACGACGAGGACAAATCAGAACTCTTTTAGGAAGACTATGCCGGTTTCATTTATGGGAACCTAATTACTTTGGAATTCATAAACCTTTATCTTTTGAAGCCGCCACTCAAGAATATGGACCAGGTATTAAACGAGCCTATACTTACAAAGCATTAAATAAACTTATTCAGGGATCCGCAGCTGATATGACTAAAAAATGTATGCTAGAACTTTATAAAGAAGGAATCATTCCACATATTCAGATCCATGATGAACTGGACATTTCTGTAGAAGATGATAAACAGGCAAAACAGATAATACAAATAATGGAAGCAGCAGTTGAACTCAACGTTCCTAATAAGGTAGACTATGAAGCTGGGGAAAACTGGGGCAAAATACATTAGGAGGAAAATATGGAAAAAGTAAAACAAGTTTGGACACTAGCAAAAGCTAATCCAAAGATATCTATCGCTATTGTGGTAGTTGTCGTTGTTATTTATTTTTTAGTAAACTAATAAATAATCGAAGATACCGAGAGGTTCTTCTCTAACATTAAAAACACACATGAAACTTGAGGGTATACGTGATGAAAAAACTAATGTGGAAGATAAGACAAATAATATCAAAATATAAGATTAAAAAACATTTGATATATATTGGTAAAAAATTTTATGGCCGATAAATGTAAAAGTTGTTATTGTGATTGTCACTGTTCTTTAAAGGAACATTCCGATATGAATGGTGTATGTCCATGTCAATCGTGTAGCTGCAAACCATCGGCAACAATGGCCAATAATGATGAATGTGAATCATGTCAATAGATAAAACAAAATGTTGTAGAATACACACAGAAGAAAAAGAAAAATCTGGAGAATGTTGTCAGCTAGATAAGCAAAAAGATGCAGAACAGGCAACCTATGAAAATGAATTAAACAAGGAGAATCATGAATAAACTATTCCTGGTCCTGGCTTTATTATTTGCTCTGAGCGCCTGCTCAGTAGGCAAAAAATGTACTTACACACAAGAAGGAACTAAAATATCTTCTTGGTTTTGGTTTACAAAAGATATGCCAGCAGATCTAGATAAAAATAACTGTAGCTAATGCTCTGGTTATTAATTTTCGTTGTAGTTACGGGGTATCTGATAGCAATGCACAAAGAAATTATTATTTACTTCAAAATGCTATGGGAAAAACTAAAAAAAGAAAACTAAAAAATCCTATTGCCAAGGTGCTTCAGTTCTTTACTTCCAAACGATTTAAGGATAAAACTAAGTATACAAGGAAGGTAAAACATGGCAAAAATAAAATATATAGCTCCGGGATGGGTACCTAAGGCTCAGCCAGCCAGAGAAAAACTTGAATCCTTTTTTATAGGAAAAGTCCAAGTTGATGAAGATACCACTGATATTACTCTTCCTTATCAAGATAACATTAAACAACCGCACTTACGTGGACCACTGACTGTCGATACAGAGTGGAAAAAACTAATTCAGGATTAATTATGAGCTATGGACATGGAGGATTTGGAGACGATTTTAAAATTAAGGCGGAACTAGTTAACGGAACATGCCCTACCTGTGCTCACAATGTAGTATTTATCTCTTTATGTAAGGATTTTTTCAGATGTACCGTATGCGGTTCTGATCTTGAACAAAAAATTAATGGAAAAATAAGCTATATTCCTGCAATACTTTCTAAAGATAATATTAAGTTTGAAGCACCTAATGAGTCGAAAAAAATCTAGCAATATCTTCGGATACACTCATATAAAAAAGACCCATAAAAAACGGCCAGGACGTCAAACCAAAAAACTCAATAAAAAGCAGAATTATAAAAAAAATAGAGGCCAGGGAAAAAAATAACCCTCTGTTCCTAAGAATAAGCAACAGAGAGTATAATTAAAGGATGTGATAGTTATTCGCTAACACAATTCTGCCATATTGTCAAATTGTCTTCTCCATGAGACATGAATACTTGGTTCCCACTTGATATTTATTAACATATGCATAACCCATCTTAGTTAAGACCTTAACCGATTCTATATGGGCTGTACGGGAACATTCATACCAACTATCAAATACTCGAGGATATGTAATAGGCTTCATACATGCATTTCCCGGAATAAAAGAACACACCCAGATTATTAATACAAATTTCATGTTGACAAGATTACCTTAACTCTCTATATTATCCCATATAATATATAAGGATAAAAATTATGACAGATATAACACGTTACAAGAATGTTTCTTTGTCCAAAGAAACTTATAAAGACATACAGGTATTGAGTAAAGAAATATTTGAAGTCCCCTTAAGTTTGTCCAAGACAATTGAATGGTTAGCACGAAGAGAAATTAAGAAAGCTAAAAAAACGAATTCCCATGGGCCGAGCAAGTAAACATTCTAGTTTTTATAACGCTGCGCCTCATACCAGTGACATGAGTCATGACAACAAAATCTTTGTTGCTATTCTTCATCAAGCTGTTCGAGACGCTTTTGTAAGTAGCGATGGGTTTGCAAGACGCACAGCAAGAGCATGGCTATTAGGAAATAGCGAACGTTTCAAGTTCGTATGTGAGTGTGCTGGAAGAGAAGCCTCATATGTACAACAGAAAGTAAAACAGAAAATAGATAGGGAAAAAAATGGAAATGACAATTTGCCCCCAATGCCATGGCAACGGGTACATTAAGATAAAGGATAACCAAGAAAAAGACCAAATTAAACAGTGCTGGGTCTGCGAATCAGAAGGAGAATTAAAACATGCAAAAAATGATCCCAATACTATGTACGTTGATTCTAATGGGACTCACCAGTTGCACTGAATGGGCAGCGATTCTAATGGGTTCCGGAAGTTTTGTAGCCAGTCAAAATATTTATTCGAAAACCTATGCAGGTACGAATGTGATTACAATTGTTACAACTAAAAAAGATATAAAGACCCACGCGAAAGATAAAGGTTTGTGGGTTCCCAAGGGAGGAGCTAATGACTATTTTGGGAGACAGTGAAGAATACGATTTACTAAAAGAAATGGTAAAAAGCAGTTATAATCTTAAGCCACATAACTATATTCTTACTTGCGAAATTGGTGTACGCGAAGGACTTGGCTCTAAAATTATGATTGAAGAAGCAAGGAACAAGTATCAAGGAACTTATCTTCATGTGGGTATTGACCCCTATGGAAATTTAAGTTACTCACACTATGATAAAGGAAAAACAGTAAAGCAAGACCACACCGCCGATTATACTAATAATATGAAAGAACAATTAAAAAAAGATTTTTTAGACTATCCTCAATTCCAATTAATGAATCTTACTGACACAGAATTTATGAAACGCTATGCTGACGGTATTCCAGTCTATAATAAAGAAACAATTCTCTGTGAAAAATATACCTGTGTCCATTTTGATGGGCCTCATCGAACCGAAGATATTTTAAAACAATTTATGTTCTTCTCTCAACGTGTTCACCGAGGAAGTACTTTTTGTTTTGATGATTATCTAACATATGACATGGATCTAATTCAATCGGTTGCTAAAGTTTTAGGATTTGTTCCTATTAAAAAAGGCAATCAAAAATATATAATGAGGAAAGAATATGTTAACTGAAAATGATAAAGCTTATATAGCAGGACTCTTTGATGGTGAAGGTTCTGTCGACTACAAACAGCGATGGGAAAAAAGAACAAAAGGAAGAAAATATAAAGTATGGAGAATTCATTGTGAGATATCAATGACTCATAAATATATTATCAACTGGGTTCATGAGGTACTAGGAATGGGAACAGTACGTCCGAAGAAAGTACCAAAAGGAAAGAAGCCTCAATGGCGTTGGCGTTGTAGTTTCAGGGAAGCTTTACAATTTGCCATGCTGGTCTGGCCACATGTACAGGTCAAACTCCACAAGTTAGAACAAATCATTGATCACTACTCTCCAGAGGAACCATCAGCTGATATAATTTATTTAAAGGATAAAAGAAAATGAGCTTTGGACTTGTACCCACCTATAGACCGCTGCCTTTAAATTTAAGACTTGGCTTTTCAAAGATCGATGACCTAGGAGTCTTTGCTAAAGAAAAAATAGAAAAAGGCACTAACTTTGGAATGAGCCACTTGAAACTAGGATCACGGATCATTCGAACTCCTCTTGGAGGATTTTTAAACCATTCAAATACTCCTAACTGTCAGAGAACAAAATTAAGATTTACTAATGAAGATGATCCAAAAATAAAATTTGATTATGTGGCATGGAATCTTGTAGCTATTGACGATATTAAAGACGGGGAAGAACTAACCGTTAAATATGAATGGTATACACCAGGCAAACCGAAGGTTGCCCATGATTAAAAAAGAGATTAGTAGAATAAAGAAAGACGATTATCAAAAATATGCTGACTGCATACAGATGGAACAGATGGCTGCTCCTGAGATTAATGAACTGTTCGAAGATGAGAAGTTTCATAACTGGTATAAGCGCAAGTACCATAATCCTTACTTTAGATGAATAGAATTTGGAAATGGGAGAAGGCAATTTTCGAGGACACGACGGAATCCTAAAGCTGGTTCGATGCCTTTCCTCCCTAATTAGTAGGTCGGACTAGCAACCGTCAAAAAATGAGAGAATATTATTATGAAATGGAACAAGCTATATAAATATCCTCCTTGTACCAGGAGTACAACGGATGGAATCAGGACTTATGAGATAGGTCAAGAGAAATTACCAAGTGTTACCACGATCCTGGCTGCAACGAAGAGTGATGAAAGCAAGAAGAAGCTTGACCAATGGATATTGATAAAGGGCGAGCAAGAGGCAACGAGGATCAAGAATCTAGCAGCTGAAAGAGGGACAGCAATGCATACCTATTTAGAGAAATATGTAGGAAATTCAGGACATTTGGATTTAACGGATACAGGTCGGGTGGCAAAACCTATGGCCGAGACAGTTATTAAAGAAGGATTAAACGGCAAGCTGTCTGAAATATGGGGAACTGAAATCACGTTGTATTATCCCGGCCTGT